CCCAATTCCTCATCTAATTCACCTTTTTTCTAAAGCTATCCCAATTTTTTCGTTATAGTAACTCAAAATCTTGCTTTGGTTTATTCTTGTTTGTGCAATATTGTCTATAAAAAATTCTAAGCCTGAACTCATTTCATCCAATAATTTGGCCGTTTTTAATTGGTATGCCATATCAGGTACATCAATCATCAGTTTTGATAATCTTGTTAGTGACAATCCCGGTTGGTTATTCCCATCTGCACAACGTTCTATCTCTCCACGCTTCATTAATAACCAATGAAATAAGTAACGCTTGTCTATTATTTCTTTTGGTTCGACTTTGAAACTATCTCCGTCTATCCAACATGGTTCCAGATGAAAATAAACTGCTCCAACCGTGCCCTTACGAGTTAAGCGGATTGTATTGCTTTCACAATTAAACTTGTCTGTTGTACCTTTTGCGCTCATGCCAGCGCCATATATAAAATAAGGCCCATCTGTTGGTTTGGTTCTGGTACCTGAAATAAGCTCGCAAACTTCTAACAACCCATATCTTGTTATCTTGTTTGGTTTCATTCAATCCCAACCATGAAATTATAAGCTAGCAGATAATCGTCTAAAACTTTGTGACATCTTGTGATGAATGATTTTATATCAATGTCTGCATTAAAAAATTGAATCAGGACTAATTGACTTGCTAAATGTTTTTCAAGGTGGTCAATCGCCATTTGATCTAATTCGGCGTTCACTTTGTCAATATCTATTTCTTCTTTCTCTACCGGTTTCTTCGGTATTATCCAGCCGAAATCTGAATTTAATGTATCAGATTCTTGGTATTCAACCCTTTGAGTTTTACAATCATAAATTTCTTTTGAAATATCAGGAGTATTTTTTTCTTTGTCAATTACTAGAAATATGACATTAATAGAAGTATCCTCAAATCCGTTTTGAATTTCATTCAATTCAACGAGACCATTACCAACTAGTTCTCTCATTTTCTTTTCGGATTGACGATAAGCAATGCCGGGAAACATGATATAAAATCCGTATCGTTTGGTATAAATCATGGATTTTAATAAAAAGATATCATCCACAACGCCTGATTTCTTCCACGGATATAATTCTTTAATAGCCTGTTGATCTTCTTCTGGTAACTCTTTCAACTTCAAAGAATAAGGTGGATTCATAGCAATCGCATCTACTTGGATATCAGATTGATAAGTAAAGAAACTTTGATTATTTATTGTTGCGTTCGGAAAGTTTATTTTTAAAGCGTCACAACTTTCCTTTTGAATCTCTACTGCATGAAAATCAGTCATACTGATAAATTGTTCCAATTGTCCAGAGCCTGCTGCACCATCAAATACAGATATATTTTCACCGCAATACTGCTTCACTTTTTTAGCTAAGTATTTACGTAAAGACTTCCCCGTCACATATTCAGCGAATTTATTAGCCTTCTCACGGTTATTGTGCTCAACAAACGTCATTCTTCAACTCCTCTTCTTTAACAAAGCATCCATCCACCCAGCGACCCTTACGATCTTTAATCTCGTTATATGCCAGCTCGAAGCAATCTGTAAAGTCGTAGTCCAGCGCCTTACTAATAGATTTTAAGTAAGCTACTGCACGCACTAGATTATGCCGACACAATTCCTTACTTGCCAAATCCTGCGACAACTGAAACTCAGAAATATTTGCATTCAACAATTTAAAACATTCCATTGCATCCTTACGTCTGATGCTGTCTGATTCTTCGAAGATGCCATGCACATCTTCCTTAATCAGTAATGCCAGCCCTACAATCACAACCGCGCAATCACCGATACTGTCTTTGGTTAATGCTTCATTCTTTTTCAAGAACCCTGCACATAACTCACCGAATTCCTCACTTAATTTTAAGGACTGCTTATCTAGCCGGCCCCCGTTTTCAAGATCTCGATCAATGAACCATTTTTTTACTTTGTTTAAAATTAAATTCTCCATTTTTACCTCTTTCTATTTTTTTACAAGTTTTAAATTACCAGTTTCTTTGCCTTTTTCTATTAGATCTGCATAGAATTTCAATAGCAATTTATCTTTTCCTGTGATTTCGCTTAACTTCTTTAATGAGCCAGTACATAAATAGCGCCCGTTTTCATAAAGCTTGTAATCAGCTAACTCATCCGCATCACCCATAAGGGAGTTCTCTCCGATTTGAAAATACTCGCAAATCAGCTGTATATGATATTCGTATATTTTTGTTTTGCCAGTCAATAGACTACTTATTGTATTCATTGAGTAGCCTATTTCTTTGGATAATTTTCTAGCTGTTAAATTACGGCTTTTCATTAAGAGCTTGAGTTGCTCTTTGAAATGTTCTATCTGATTTTTGGTGTAGCCTGTCATGATACATTACAACTCTTTTTTCAATTATCAATTTCTACTGGATAGAATGTACCGAATGATTTTCTTAAAGCATTTCCTACCTGGATAGCTACCCCACGAGATACGAACTTCATAGCTTTCGATTCTTCAGAAAAAGAGACATCTAGACCAGTTGTTCCAATTACTACAGATTTAATAAATGGTTTTGCTTGTTTTGATCCATGTTTTAAAATAAACATTACTTTCCATCCTTTTCTAATTTCTGTAGCATTTTATTTTTTGCTTCCTCCAAAGCTTTTTTCTCTTGATCACTTGTTTGATTGGTGTAATTTGGTTTTGACCATTCTGGAACATTTGATTGTTGCTTTGTTGGTTGTCCTTTTGTTTTGCTTTCCTGAAACTTCCGTTCTCGTTCGTTTACTGCTGCAATTGATAACAATCCATCGTTTTTCCAATTTTGCAAAATAGCTCTAATATAGCTGAAATTTCTTTTACCATTGTCAGCGGCTAAACTGATAGCTTTTAAAACTACATCTGGTTCCATACCATCCAGAGTGATGAATTCTTTTAAAGTTTCAAATTGGATTCCATCAATTGGTGAAATACGAGACTGATATTCATCTACGATGATTTTGAGCGTATTTTTCTCTAAATCTTTCTCTATATCTATCTCTATTTCTTTCTCTTTCTCTATCTCTATCTCTAACTCTGGTGGATGTTCGTCCGACATTTGTCCGGACAAATGTCCCAACAATATTTTTTGTTTTTCCTTCTCAATTCTTCTGCGATAGTCACGCTTTCTGTCAGCTTCCGTGTTCGATTTTCCAATAAATGATTCAATGTCTAGCATAAAAATGGCGCCATTATCCAAAACATCAATTAGGTTCATTTCCTTGAAAATGCTGACAGCTTTTTCTACTACTGCTACAGGATGCCTTGTAATTTTTGAAAGCATTTCAGAATTGAATGGGATTCGATCATTGAACATCAACTTACCATTGTTTTTCAAAGATCTCAGATAGAGTTTGATCAAAATGTTAGAATACAGAAAACCATCTGGCATACTTTCTAGGATGATCATTTCATCGCTATCATAAAAATTTTCTTTCACCCTCAGATAGTAGTATTTCTTATTATCTGACATCTTATTCCTCCAATCTAAAGCGGTAAATCGTCATCCTTGATGTCCATTGGATCTCCTGCGAATGAAGGTGGCATCTGCTCGGCCATTGAATTCTGATTTGCAGAATTATCACGCTTTTCAAGAAGCTGGAAGCTTTCAGCAACCACTTCTGTCACATACACACGTTTACCATCTGTGCCTTCGTAATTTCTGGTCTGGATGCGACCAGTGATGCCGACAAGATTGCCTTCCTTGACCCAATTTGCAAAATTTTCAGCTTGTTGACGCCACATCACGCAATTAACAAAGTCTGCATCATACTCACCATTTTGATTTTTAAAATTCCGATTACAAGCAAGATTGAACTGGGTTGCAGCGATATTTGTCGGAGTGTAGCGTAATTCTGGATCACGAGTTAAGCGACCGATTAGTACAACATTATTGATCATTTTTACCCCCAACCAATGCCTCTAGCTGAAGCATCATAGCTTTTTCTTTTTCAATTAGCCAGTCCATGTGTACCTTGGCTTTTTCTAAGTCCTCGATGCCATTTTTTTTGCGATAACGAAGCAGATACTTAAGTAGATTACCTAAATGATACCCTGTTAATTGCTCATCATTCATGAAGTTACGATGGACATCAATGGCCTCAAGACCATTCCGCCCCTGGTAGTGTTTTGGATTGTGTACGTTGTCGCTCATACTGTCATCATTCCTTTCACGTTATTCTTTTTGTGGATCTCTGCCGCACGTTTATTAAGTAGTTTCCGCTGATACTTGGCGGATTTATAATATTTCATTTTGGCTTTTTGGCGAACGATTACTTCACGCATCACATAGATTGCGAATCCTGAAAATAAAATGTATATTGCAAAAGCTACTGCTAAAATAATTTCAATTGTTGTCATTTTCTTTTACCTCTTTTTTAATTTCTTTTTGTGGGAAAAGCTCCCGGTTGAATTTGTTGATCATCACATCTTGAGCCTTATTGGTCTCTTTGATTTTTTCGATACTTTCGGCCCAATGACCTGTACTTTCAAAGTTCATTTGAACCGCATTTTCTAGATCCTTGATGTGTCGTTCTTGTTCGTACATAATTTTCATTGTTGCGCCTGCAAATAATAAGAATAGTGTTGTAAGCGATAAAACAGTAAATTTCAGTTGTTTTAAGCTCATACTCTAATCACCCCATCATTCTTAAAATCCAGAGCCATCTGATGAAGTTTATCTTCAAATTCATTATCTGACAGTTTCATCAATTCGGCTTTTTCTTCGACCTTTAATGGACGGTTGGCATCTTGCCAATCCATCAACTCTAATAACTTTTGAATAGGATCCATTATTTCTCCTTTCTAGGAATTTTCTTTTAGAAACTCAGAAAGTTTTAAAACTTGGTTTGCAAGGCGGATAATTTCATCAATTGATTTTGCATTATAAATTTGTTGAGCCTTCCGCTTGATAAATAACAAATCATCAATGTTATTTGTTGATAAGTCATTATTTGCTTCTTCTGTACTTCTATCAGAATTCTTAGCAGCATCATCTAATTCTAAGGATTCATCTTTCGATTGATTCGACTCATCACCCTCAAGAAAATCGACTGGCGGCTTCATGCCAGCGTATTTAAAGCTATCATTGATTATTTCATTGATGTCAAAAAAATCATTGTTTGTTTGAGTGCTTGATAAATCTTTTCCGTAAGAGTATACAGAGATGGCATGGCAAATCCTGCAAGCGATTTTTACATTCCTTTGAGTTGGTTTGTTGAATGAATTTTTGAGTGATTGATAAGGATATCCAGTTGTAAATCCTAGTTTCATATCTAATTCTCCTGCACTAATTTTTTCGTATATTCTTAATTCTTTTAATTTATGAATATATAAATCTGTTAAAATTTTGATGAAAAAATAATAGATGGGGTCGTTTTTGAAAAACTTATCAAATTTAAAGGGATTAGTTTCGAAAATTTTCTTACATTTCTTGATCGACTGTTTATATTCTTCAGCTTTATCAGGGTAGCAAGTTTCTACAATTTCATTTAATTTCTCAGTAATAGGGTCGCTTTTTGCCTTTCTATTTTTGTATTTTCCTCTAGCCATTTTTAATTCTCCTATGTTATAATTAGTTTATAGTTCTTTCAAAGTGCCTTACTCAAGGCACTTTTTTATTTTTGCAAGCTTCGACAGAATCGCTGAACATCTTCCAAATTGTAGAGATATTTCCCGCCCTTTCCGGACTGTTGGAATTGAAATTTCCCTTGGTCTCTCCACTCTTCTAGTTTAGTTCTACCCCATCCGGTTGCTTCCTGTAGCTGTTTGATCGGTACCCATGTAATATGTCTGCTTGATCTGCGCTTAGCTTCTTCCATAGCTTTGATATTTAATGATACGAGTTCTTCAAAAAGTTGATTAATATAGTTCTCGTTATGAGTTTGAGTTATTTGATTTAGAATAGGATATTGTGACATTCCCGTCTCCTTTCTAACTTTAATTTTTCTTTTGTTCTATAGCTCTTAAAATTATTTCATGAGCTATATTTTTTGTGAGTTTTTGCAACTTAATTAAAGCTTCACTATAAGTTTCTGATTGTTCAATTAGCCAATCAGATACTTTTATGATTTCATCTTCAAAATCCATCTCAAGACCGATGACCTTTCTATATTATTGTGTTAACTTACTATTGACATAAACGATTAAATAAGACCTCTTACTCCTTATGAAAATCGACTGTCAATTTATATGAAAGGAGGGAATCTATGAATTACATTAATGAAATGTTGCCTAATGAAGTAAGTTTCTTGTCATATCGTTTTTCAACTTCAGATGCAGATAGTGTTGATCCATCATCTAAACCTGTTTTGAAATTCGCTACAACAGTAGATAATGAGAAATTTATTGATTTATTGTCTGTGCATGAAAATGGTTTAGTTCTATTAGTAAAAAGTGAAGATCACGAAGTTTGGTCTAATAGAAAGCCAATTTCCAAGACTGTTGATGGTAAACTTGTAATTACTTTTGAAACTGAATAATAGAATCACTAAGTTTTACAATAGTTTTTCCATTTTTTGATATAAGGACTTGTTTTTTAACAAGTTCTTTTTTTAATTTCATTTTCATTTATTTCTCCTTATACAAATTTATTTAAGTAGAGTATTAGGAAATGATTGCCTAATTGATATCTGTTGAGGATGCTCCCGACCATTGATATAGTCGATTTGAATCAGAGTTTCAGGTACTTCGTCCTTGCTTGTCTCCCAAACAATGTTTATTCCTTGTAAACCGATATCTTCAGCTTGAAAATCAACTCCATTTAAAATAACGTGAGGTATGCTAGAATCATTGCTGATCTTGATTTCTAGATTTTCGATTTGCAATGTCTTTTTTAAAGGTTCGCTCATTTATCCTCCTTACCCCACCAAACTCATCTGTCCGTTCCGGGCTTTGATTTCTAGCTTTGTATTTGCTGATGGCTCCCAACTATCCCAATAGTCGAAAGCTTTTTCCTCGTCCTTACGCTTCAATAAGTCGTAGCGTGGAATACGGAAGTAGTCCTTGAAGTCTTTAGCAGCCTGTGAAAATACAGATTGTGCGAAATGTCGATCATGGTATGCCTGGCTGTCTTTACCACCTAACAATGCTACGACTTTTTTCTTACGTAGTTTTTCCAATGCCAGACAAACCGAAGGGTTGACTGGTTGCTCATTCTTCAGATAATCGACATCGGCTTAT